ATCGGGCAGCGACGTTAATCCCGTGCAGCCGCTGAGATAGAGAGCGCTTGCCGTGAGGTTATCGGGCAGCGACGTTAATCCCGTGCAGCCGCTGAGACAGAGATTCCCGAATTTATCTTTTTTTTCATCAAGCTGTTTAAGGGTGTATGTCATTTTTTATTGCTCCTTTCTTCACCCGCTTCCCGTTATAGATAACTACCATTGAGGGGAAGGGCGCGGGATCGGCGGCGTTCCCGTCGTCGTCCGTGAACCGTAGCCGCCCGCGCACGAAGCGGATTTCCGCTTTCCCGTAAATGTAATCGTGAAAATATGCTGTGTCTGTCCGCGCTGGGATAAGTAAAACAATCGGATACCCCCCCCGCGCTTCCTTAAAAGCCTTTTGAACCCACTTGCCGATCTCGCGTCCGTAAGGCGGATTACAGAATACCGCGCCGCCGCGATCCCAACTTTGTGAAAGCCCGTCCGTTTCCGGTGTGTAATACAAAGAGCATTTCGCCGTTTTGTCGGTCGCCGCCGGATCAAGCATGAAGCCGAATTCTGCGTTCAGCTTGTCGAAGAAGTCTTGCGGCGTACACCAACACATATTTTCAGAGGATAGAAGCGCCTTATTCATCGTGCGTTGCTCCTTTCTTAAATCTTTCCCATGTTTTTCCAAACCACGCCGCCCAGTCGGCGCAGTCGGTTGTTTTGGTGCAGCCGCCGCGATCCTTTACCCTTTTACATCGGACGCATGGATAATCGGGATATTCGCGGTTTAAGTATATCATTGTGTCGATATGTGTAAACTCTTCGTTTGCTTTTTTTGCCATCTCAACCTCCATACGCCCGTGTAAGCGCAGCATTGTAAAAACTGTCCGTGTCAAACGAGCTGTTTTTGTTTTCGCGTTTTTGATTTAGATATTTCTCAAATTTGCTCCCGAAAAGTGTCTCGGGGCAGAGATATTTATCAAACTCCGTCCCTCTCCACTCGTCTGATTTGCAGTCGATTACCTTGTAAAAGTCAGCCGGGGTAAACCCTTGATTGAGACGAGCCTCGATAAGTGATTGAGTTTTTGCCGACGACGCGCGAAAAGCCGTCCCCGCTTTGTCGTTGAGATAATCCACTATCTCGCGGTACACCTCCATGGAGCCGAGCTTTTTGCGCCCGTTCGCCGCGTCGATAAATCCCCGTACCTTGAGTGCGATCTCGTCCCGCGCGTAATCCTCGTATTCTTTTTTTCCGAGTCCATAGCCGAGCGCACAAATGCAAGCCTCCGTAAAATCAGTGATTGACAGCGTGCCGAGCCACTCTCCAAGCTCCGCCGAAAAAATAAACGATTTTGCCATATATGTATACCTCTTGATTTTTCGTGTTGTATGTGATATAATGTGTTTGGGCTTTTTGAGCGAGGTTTTATCCTCGTCGGGGTGATATGTTGCAGCGTATCACCCTTTTTTACTTTCTTCGCGGTCTTTTTCGCCGCTTATTTTCGTAATGATCCGCCCGATTGACTGAGGTGTAAGACCGTATCTCTCTCCAAGCTCTCTGTATGACGGCTTTTCGACAAGATAAGCGCGGTATATCTCTTCGTTGCGTTTTTTGTTCGCTTTTTTGTTTTCGCTCAGTCGCATGTCCGGGTGCTCTCTGCGCCATGCGCACAGACAGCTCCAGCTGCAAAAATATAAAATCCTGCCCCCTCTCCGGAATATGATTTTATATGCCCACAGTCCCGCATAGTACGCAAACGCCTTACCGCATACCGGGCATTTGCCGTCCGCCAGAGACGCGCCCTCGGACGTTACTCTTTTGGTGACCATATCTCACACTCCTTTGGATTTGCAAAAGTTACGCTGCGCCCGCTTTTGTCCTCAAGCTCTAACTCAAGCACTATTTTGGGATCGCCTTTCGCGATCTGCTCCGGGGTAGAGTAGCGCCATATCAAGCTTTTGATCCGCTTGTATACTACCTCCGACGTTATGTGACTGTTAACTATCGGCAAATAGTTTTCCGCTGCCCGTCTGCACTCTTCGTAGTTCATTTTCTTTCGCCCTCCGCGAGGATCGCACGAAGTACCGCGTAACTTACATATCCGCGCTCGTCTCTGCGCACGTCCTCATATGTTTTTTGTATTTTTTGTTTTGCCATGCGTCTTTTCGCCGCACGGACCGTCCCGCGGACAATGCGGCATACGCACGGGATTATGTAAGACAGCGCAAAAAATTCGACTGTCAAAATTACAAGATATAATAACACCGTCCGTGAGTCCGTGTACCACCAGTCCCACCATGTTGCAAACAGCACGTTAATCGCACCGAAAAACGATACCGCCGCTTTAATGCCGATTTTTTTCATTTGTCCGCACTCCCCCGGTTAAACCGCGCGGCAATCTCGCGCGAAAAATAATTGTATAACTCATCCCACGTCATGTTGTCTTTTTCGTCCGGCTCTAACGCTTCGTCGCGGTATACCGGGATGGCGGCGTTAATAGTGCCGTCCGGATCCCGCGCCGCGATTGTCCCGACCAGTATACGCTTACCCGCCATTTTTTACACCTCGCGGAGCTGCTTTTCGGCAAGCTCTTTTTTGAGCTGTTCGCGCCCGAGGTCTATTCCTCGGTTGAGTCCCTGCGTGTACGCAAGGATGAGCGCCCGCTCAAAGTCCGACGCTATAGACGATATCTCGACTATGTTTTTTAATTGCTCCATTTTGTTGTCTGACATTTATGTATCCTCCTTGTTTTTTTATATTATTTTTCGCGCCGCGAGAAACACGACCGCGCCGAACGCGAGAACGGCGGTGAGAAGATAAATTATCCAAAATAGCCTGTTGTTGCGGTACATCTCTCATCCTCCCGCAAGCTGCCGTAATAACCATATCGCCCCGATGAGGATAAGCACCGCTACCCCGCCCGCTATTATCTGCCATCCGTCATACTTATTCATTTTTTACCTCCTTGTTTGTTGATTTTCTCCCTCTCTCCGTGTTATAATCGGTTGGGAGGTGTTTTTTATGACTGTACAATCTTACAGAGTTCTCCGCGACATTCGCCGCGCCCAAAATAACGAGGGCGATATTATCAACGTGGATTACGACAAATGCGCGTTTTTGCGGGTAATCGATGCCGGAGAAAGTTTTACCCCGGTTAAATTTCGCTACCCCGAGTGCGTTATGCGCTCGATTTTCGCCGAGCTTGACAGGCTGCATTATATCCAAAATTACAAGGGCGATTGGGATTATATTACCGTCACCCACCTTGGCAACCATGTCGCGGAGAGTTTCGCAAATAATATTTTTAAGTTGCTCCTCGCGTCTTTTATTTTGCCTATCGCCGTCTCTGTTGTCACAACGCTTGTGACAACTTGGATATTAGAGTACCTATAAACTCAAATAAGCCGTACCCCGCCCGCCTCGCACACAGTGCGAGGCTTGTTATTATCGACACGATGATCGGTATAACAAATTGCAGTATAGCCCACGCTTTACTTTTGTTCATCCGCCCCTCCTTTGTGTGTTGTGTTATAACAATTTAATGCTTATTTTGTCTTACGATGACATTATAACATTACAAATATGCTTTGTCAATAGTTTTGTCAAAATATTTCATTTTTTTTTACAAAAAGTCTTGACACAACACAATAAACAATATATAATTATGATGTGGAAAGGAGGGACAAAATGGAGGATCAAAATCTCGTTTCGCGTATTGTTAAAATCCGCAAAGAATTAAAAATGACCCAAAAAGAGTTTGGGAACGATCTCGGCGTATCACGTGGAGTAATAGCAAACATCGAAAGCGGCTTTGTCGCTCCAAAACCGCTCCTACTTGACATGATCTGCAAGACGTACAATGTCAATGAGGACTGGTTAAAAAACGGCACGGGAGAAATGTTTCGCAAACCCTCAGCGGAGGACGTAATAATCAAGGCGTTTGCAAAGCTGACCCTCTCGGACGGCGATCATTTTAAAAAACAGTTTATCGCCGCGCTCGCCGAACTCGACGAGGAAGCGTGGGGAGCCGTTGAAGCATTTGCCGAAAAAGTCGTTAAAAAAACCGCCGAAGCCGAAAATGCCGAAAAAAAAGACGAAGTTTAACAAAAACTTCGTCTTTTTTTGTATTTGCCGTTGATTATCGCCGCAAAGTATTGTACAATAAAAACAAAAAACAAAAAAATATGGAGGACAATATGAAAAAAACGTTAAAAAAAGTTATCGCACTCGCACTGTCGCTGCTTTTTGCCAGAGCTTTTGAAGGATGTGCAAAAAATGAGATCCAAGATAATAACGAATGGCTCTCGAATTATGGCAATTACGGCGAAAAAGAAACCGAAAACGCCGAATCCGAAAACGCCGAAAACAAATCGCTTGATATCCCCGACGACATCCCCGACGAAAATAAAGAATTGTATACTATATATACCGATTTTAAAACGCAAATTTACACAGGCACGGGGGATGATGTAATTAACATCGATACCCCAAGCGATGGGACTTTGTGGGTGTTGTACGTCAAAGGGAATGCCGATGGACGGTATTTTGGCGTGACGGGTTACACCGAGCAGCGCAAATATACCGAGTTGTTTGTTAATACAACAGATCCGTACGAAGGTACGGTAATTGACGCAGCGCAAAAAACGAAGAAATTAGAGATAACGGCAAGCGGCGATTGGCAAATCGAGGTCAGATCGATAACGTCATGTCCGGTTGCCCAAGTCGGAGTTATATGCTCCGGGACGGGCGATCAAGTCTTGCTTGCGACAGGATCGCCGGATACGGCGGAAATAAGCGGTAACAGCGAAGGACGATATTTTGGAGTCCAGACATACGGCAGCTCGGGTTATGATTTACTCGTCAACACGACAGACGCATATAACGGCAAAGTTTTGGTTGACCCCGACATAGCTTGTATCGTTGTAACCGCTGTCGGCGACTGGACGATAAAGCTCAATTAAACCAAATTGTAATATTACACAAAAATGCTCTTTTTTATTGTGCAATCCTACAAAGTGTAATAAATTTGATATAATCTATTGACATTATGTAATAAGTGTGCTATAATATAATCACAGTAAGGGACAACAACAAAACAAAAATAAACAATAAAAAGGAGAAACAAAAATGAAGAACGGAAAAATGACAAAGACAAATCACAGTTGGAAAATCGCAACATACATCATTCCGCCGGCAACGGAGCTTGTCTGCGAAAACGCAGTACGCACAGACCGTTTTATATTCGGTGCGGCTCTCGTCCGCTACGACGGGCAATACTGGCTCTGTCAAAACTACGGTTTATACAAGGTAGATCAGAGCGAGGCGGCAGAGTTTGTGGCAAGTCTATAAGTACACAAAAAAAGAAAGGACGTGTGAATCATGGCAACGGCAATAGTACAATGCAAGTGCGCAACATGCGGTAAAGACTTTGAGATACGTAAAAAATGCTGCAACCGCGCCGACGCGGACAGCTTTGAGACATACGCCGCAGAACATTTTGACGAGTGCAAAGACTGTTACAAAAAAAGAATACGCGAAGAACGCGAAGAAATCGGTGCCGAACTCGCCGCAAAAATGACCCTCCCCGAAATCACCGGAAAGAGCGAAAAACAAATCGGCTACGCATACTCAATGCGTAGCCAAGCTCTCGCGAGATTAACAAACTATCCGCGAAGCTATAAGTTTGTCTGCGCTTACATCGCGGACGAAGAAAAAACCAAATCCATAATAAAAAAAATCGCCGATGAGAGATACGGCGGAAATCTCCGCGAAGCAATCGCGGGGGAATACTCAAGCGAGGTACTTGCTTTGATTGAGATCCGCCACGAATCGGACGCAGGACGAATACTTGATACACTGCTTGACAAATAGGAGATTTATAAAAATGACATACAAATCTGACGAACTCAACGAAACGAAAGACGCGCAAGGCAATCTCAACTCCGACAATGACGTAAACGAGTTTATTGACAATCTCATTGCTGACTGTTTCGGCACCCAAGGATGTACCGCGCCGACCCCCGACACAACCCCCGAAAAGCCCCAAAAAGATAATTGGTCATACATTATTGACAATCTCATTGAGACAAGACGCACCAAAGGCATTACACAATCCGATCTTGCGCAAGCGAGTGGATTGGGGCAATCGGTTATAGCACGCTTTGAGAGCAAAAAACACGCGCCGCAGCTTGATACCCTTGCGAAAGTTGCCGCTGCTCTCGACTGCGAAATTACCGTGACCCCCGCCGATATGTAACGCAAACGACCTTTATTAAATTTATACAAAAACGCTCTTTTTTATTGTGCAATCCTACAAAGTGTAATAAATTTGATATAATCTATTGACATAATGCCGTAAGTGTGCTATAATATAATCACAGCAAGGGACAACAACAACAAAACAAAAACAAACAATAAAAAGGAGAAACAAAAATGAAAAAATACTACGTAAACTATTATAACGGCTTTAGCAACTGCTACGACCTCGTATGGACAGAAACCACCGAACAGGCAAAGAAAGCCGAGGAAAACGGCTACGAAAGAATCACGCACCGCCAAGCTGAAATGCTCTGCGCCGCTGAAAACGACCGCAGAAAATACGACCTCCTTGCTGCGGGTCATGCGGCAAATGTGATCTACCCCATGGACTGGGACAGCGAAAGATACTGCGGCAACTGGACAAACGACAGCCGACTCATAAAAGACGGTTACACAATCATTTACAAAAACTAACAAAATCGCAGAGTGACGGGCGAAAGCCCGGTAATGCGGCAGGTGCGGTCACAAGCCCGCACGAAAAGAAAGGATGCAAGCAATAATGATTATTAATGACAAATATCCGGGATTGACAAAAGACGAAAGCGGATACATTTACGTCGGAGATATTTATTCGGAGGAAACAATCGAGATCAATCTTGATGACCATCTGACAGTCAACGGATCTATAAAATCGCTAAAGTCAATAATTGCAACTTGCGGTATCAAAGCGCTTTACGGTATCTCAGCCGAAAAAAGCATCAAAGTAGACGGCGATCTCAAAACACCCGGATGTCTTAATGGTATATTTGCGGGTGAGGGTATCAAAGCATGCGGATGTATCTCGGCGGACTATACATTTATCAAAGCCGGGTGGGGTATCAAAGCATATAAGGGTATCACAGCTTACGAGGATATCAAGGCGGGGGACTGCATCGAGGCGGGCGAAGACATCAAGACGGATAACAATATTAAAGCCGAGTATATCATCTCGCATAAGAGTATCACAGCGGGACATGGCATATCAGCGGGTCAGAGTATCAAGGCAGATGAGGACATCAAAGCGGAGCACAATATCACGGCGGGCGAGGATATCAAAGCGGGAGGATGTATCACAACTCGCTTTGGTATCAAAGCAGGGTACGATATCACGGCAGGGCGCAGCATTACGGCAATCTGCAAAGGCATCGAAGCGGGCGAATATATCACGTCCGGCGAAAGTATCACGGCGGGCGGCGGTATCACAGCAGGATGCGCTGTCTCGGCGAAAACCTATATAGACTGCGGCGGACGAATTTTCTCGGGGATCAAAGTCTTAGACACTGACGAAAATTGTCAAAAAGACATTACTTGCGCCGAATTAAAACACGGAGATATCTGCTACGGCAACTTAGTTTTAAAAGACATCGAAAAAATAATTAATAATAACTGGTCCCGCGTTATTGACAACCTCGTTGAGATAAGACGCAGCAAAGGTATTACACAGTCCGCCCTTGCGGAATTGTGCGGCATAAAACGCTCGGTTTTAACCGATTTTGAGAACAAAAAACACGCGCCACAGCTTGATACACTTGTAAAGGTTGCCGCTGCTCTCGGATGTAAAATTACAATAAATCACGTGGACAAATACAACACAAAATAAAAAAACGGGCAGTATGCCCATTTTTTTATTTTTCGCTTTGTGCGGCGAACAACGCCGTTTTGCGTACCACCTCCACGACGCGCGGGGAAGCGGGCAAGAGAATTAATATAATCCTCTCAATCTCAAGCAGCTTTTTTTCGTCCGCTCCGGAGAGTAGCTCCGCAATCCGCGCTATTTTTGTTTTTTTTGCCATTTTAACCTCCTAAAGTTTGTTTATTTTTAGTCTTGATATTCTTCGCGTAATTTGTTACAATTTTGTGTAGGAAATATTTTCCTTTCGTTTTTATGATAACATCAAAAACCAAACAAAACAATAGGCAGATTCGCAATTTTACTTGCCAAATTCGCAATTTTGTCTCAATTTAAATTGCAGATTTGCAATTTAAATTGCATATATGCAAAAAAGCAACAAAAACAACAAAAAAGGAGGGAAAAATTGTGAAAGATAACGAAATATGGGAATCTAAAAAAGTATATGATTATTTAATGGTATGCGCCCACAAAAAAGGAATTTTTACGGCAAAAGAACTCGCCGATCTCGCGGAGGTTGACCCTTGTACTATATCGCGCCTTAAAAACGATCAGTTAAAAAGCCCCTCTTTTTTTGTGGTTATCCGGCTGTTTGACACGGCGGGAGCGTCCCTTGATTATTTTTTGGGAGATAAAGAAGCAAAAGAAAAATTAAGCCGCAAAGAACTCGAAAGGGACATTGCAAACAGAGATAATGTGATATCCGCAAACGATAAAGTAATTGCAAATTATCTTAAATTGTTACGGCAGCGCAAAAATTTTATCATCGCACTTTTGATTATAATTTTACTGCTGATTTTGGGCGGCGCGGGACTGTTCATCTATGACAGACTTAATCCGCATGTCGGGTGGTTTAGATATGCCGCCGCGTCGTTTTTAACAACTCTTGATATATTGTGAGGTTTATATGGCATTTGCAAAACCAAAAACGGTACCGGAGGAAAATTTGATGAATGCGGTCATCTACGCCCGCTACTCATCAACCAACCAAACGGAGAACTCAATAGACGGGCAACTCCACGAGTGCCGTAAATTTGCCGACTACCACGGATATGCGATTATAGGCACGTATATTGATCGCGCAAAGTCGGGTACAAGCGTCGAATCACGCGACGAATTTTTAAAAATGATTGCAGACGCAAAAAAACAACAATTTGCGTATGTGATCGTTTATCGCTTTGACCGTTTTACGCGCAACCGCTATGACAGCGTTATTTACAAAAAAGAGTTAGCAAACTCCGGTGTGCGCGTTATCTCAACTTGCGAAAACGTCGGGATGGGAGACGAGGCAATCATACTTGAGTCAATTTATGAGGCAATGGACGAGGCATATTCGCGCCGCCTCTCGACAATCACACGCCGAGGACTCCGAGAATGTGCTTATAAAGGCGAATGGACGCGCCGACCCCCGTTTGGATACATCCTCAAAGATAAAAAACTTTATATCGATGAACGCGAGGCGGCATATGTCAAATATATATTTGACGATTATCTCAGAGGCACAACCAAAAAAAATATTGCAAAAAAACTAACCGACGACGGCATACGGACAAAAGAGGGAATCGAATTTAAAAGCACCTCCGTGACTGCGATACTTAATAATCCGGTCTACAAAGGAGTCGGACGATACTCCGATATTTATTTTGATGTCCCGGCAATCGTGGACAAAAAAATTTTTGACAAAGTTACAGTAAAAGAAAAAAACGTGCGGCACATGTACGGTCAAAAAGCTGATAAAACATCTTATATATTGACAGGTAAACTCTACTGCGGAGTATGCGGGACTGCCATGACAGGCGACAGCGGCACAAGCCGTAACGGCTCAATACACAATTATTACACGTGCGACGCCAAAAAAAAACGACGCACATGCAAAAAAAAATCCGAACGAAAAGAATTTTTGGAGTGGTATATTTGCGATCAAACCGTGCGCTTTGTATTGACGGATGAAAAAATACCCGAAATCGCTCACAAAGTTGCCGAACTTGCGAAAGAGGATCAAAAAAACAACGAACTCGACAGCGCGACGCGAAGATCTAAAGAAGTCGAAAAAGAAATCGAAAAACTTACCAACAAACTTATTTTAACGGACAATCCGTTAATTATAAAAAAAATTAACGAACGTGCGGACGTATTAGTCAAAGAGGCGGCAGCGCTCGAAATAAAAATAGCGCAGTGCAAACTTGCCGCTGCGCACGTTTTGAGCGAGGCTGATATAGTACAGTATTTAACCGACCTACGCGACGGAGATAGTTTTGACGATAAATTCCGGCGGACGATAATCAACACATTTGTAAAAGCGGTATATCTCTTTGACGATAAGCTTGTTATATATTATAACGTGGATTGCAACAATGCCGTCAGTTACGACGACATGAAAAAAGACATAAAATCTTTGCAGGAGTTTGTATATAATAGTGGTTCGGATAGCTCCGTGTTAGGGGAGCCACATATGGAGCTATCCGAACACATCTTGTTTATTTATCACAAGCATTGTTTTGGAGCGATCATAAAAATAAGACGGGAGTAATCCCGCCTTATTTTTTTACTCGTGATTTGCTATACATGCGTAATATTTAGCCGTTTTGTTTTTTTGCGCATCTGCGTCGCTTAAAAAATCGTGTGCGAGAGAAGCGTAAAAATCCGGTGTGTTAACGCCAAAATCACGCCCGGTATTGTAATAGTCGCTATACATCATGTTTATCACCGCATAAAAATCTGTCGGATCGCACTTGTATCCTCGCGACTTGCGCACTTGCTCTGTATCCGCAAAACTCCAATGCGCCCCGTGCGTTCCGTCGTCGTTCTTCATTCCGTCGACCCACTTTTGTGCGGTTGACATGTCAAAATGTTCTGCGTCTTTTGCGCCCTCAAACGCATCAAGCGCACCGAGACAAGCGATCATGTCAGTGATTGCCGTTACGTTGCGGGAGCTTATCTGCATATCCATGTATTCATGGATTTCTTTTTTTAACTTTTCGCGAAAATTGTTAACGTCCATGTTATTCCCCCGTGTTTGCAATGTATCTGTATAGCGAGTCAACGTCGCTCTCGCGGAATACTATTCCGTAAGCTTCGATTTGTCCCGTTTTGCGTATAGCCTCTTTTGCTTGATTGTATATCGCGTCAAGCTCTACATTGCCGTTTTCGTCAAAAATCTCGGCGAACATTTTATTGTTTTGTAACCCCGTGAGAGTGTCGCTCACTTTTTTTGTTATTTGCGGCATTAAAAAATATACCGTAAATTTTTGTACGCCTACCGCCTTTTGCGCGATCTCACGCTCTATGTACTCGCTTAACCCGCGCTCTATTTGCTGCACGTTGACAACCATGGCAAGCCTCCGTTAATATGTTTTTTCGATCAGTAAATCCGCTGTCGCGGAGGTGAGAGCAATACCCGCATTTTCGATTTGTATCGTGAGCGGCAAATTCGCGGGAAGAGACGCGCAATTAGCAAACGCGCGGACCATATACGGGATTGTAACGTTGACCGACGCGCCGTTTGCCGCCGTTACGCTCGCGGAATACACGCTCGTCCCGCCGACAAGCAAATTAAACGTAACCACGCCCGCCGCCGAAGCAACAGCGGTAATGTTATATATGACTCTGTAATATCCGCACCTGTTAATAGTAACAGTATCGTCCGCCGTCGAGACAACATCAAAAGTTGTGCAGTTGTCGCGGTTAGGCGATACACGGCGAGTAATTATCCCAAGCGGGATAAGTGCGGAGGTGGCAACCGCCTGTATATTTTTGTTTGTGAGTTGTATCATTTTGTAGCAATCAGCCATTTTTTGTAATCTCCTTTTTTGTAAAAAATACGCGGGAAAAGCGTCCGCCCTCCCCGCGTGTCGTTTGAGCGGATTAATCAATCCTGTCTGTGCTTAGATGTTGCCGTTTGACTGGCAGCCGCCGCACCCTGTGTTGCAGATTACTCTCTGCGGTACTACGGTCTGAGTGATAGCCGCAACAGCGGCGCGTACCTCGCTGACCTGTCCGTTAAGCGCCGTAAGTCCGTTAGTAACCGTTGCGTTAATAACAGCCTGATCGGTCCATTTTGCGTTTTGACCCTCTCGTATGGTTTTCATTTCGCTGTCGACCCATTTGTACAGATCGAGGATTTTACCATCCGTCGCACGGTCAGCCTCAAGCTTTGCTATCTGCATATCCTTGTCGTAATTGTCCTTGATGAGATCAATTTCGCAAGACGTGACTTTGCGCTCCGCCTCAAGGGTGCTCCCGTTTGCCGCACCGGTAACAAGAGCCGGTATTGCCGCAGCCATAGCGGCAGCCGCCATATCGTTCTGGCGATTTCCGCCGAGTATGCCGCCGAGAAGATTACTGAGTCCGCCGTTAGCAACGGCAGCTCCCCCGAGGACAGTACTGATGATACTAAGGGCAGTAGTGCCTTTACCTGCAACCCATTCAGCCATTTTAAAAATTCCTCCGAAAAAAATTTATCATGACAAACGTTGCGCACCGTCTGCAAGATACAAAAAATCCCTTTGTCTGATACCATTGTACCATTCAAAGAGATTTTTTTCTTTCATTTTTTTGTCGTTTTTTTTGCCTAAATTTTGCCTTGTTTTTGCAACAGATACGTGAGTTTTGCAAGAGAGGCTTTGTGCCACTTTGATACCGTTGTATATTCGCGACCTACCGCCTCGCATACGTCGTCAAGTGTGCCGCCGTCCAAATATATCACGCGCAGCAGGCGCTTTTTGTCGGGAGGGAGATTGCACCGCTCTATAGCTTCGGCAAGCTCTTTTTGATCCGTTAAGTTTTTTATATCGCGCTTTTGCTTGATGTGCTCGGTCAAAGTTTACTCCGCCTCGCTTTCATCCTCCGTGCTGTCTTTTTCGACGGATTTTTCAGCTTCTGCGATTACTGTTTTGATGCCTTCGGATTCAATTCGCGCCGCGTCGACTTTTGTCTCGCCGTAAATGTAGCCGATTATAGAGGATACCGCCGTTATAGCTCCGGCGACTTTTCCCGCGATCTCGCCGTAATCGTCTCCCGTTATGCCAAACGACATAGCGACACCGATTATGATACCTATAACCGATATCCAAAGCTTACGCGACGTGAGTTTTTGTCTCCAGTTGATTTTATTTTTCATAATTTCCTCCGTTAAAAATCGCGGTTTAGATTGTCAAATGCCGCGTATGTTTTTTGCGAGTACCTTACCCGCGCAACTTTTTCTTTCTTGCTGTTGTCAAAATAAAAGCCGAGAACTACGGTCACCGACGCTTCGACAAATCCGACGATTGCCGTGACATACGGGAGCGCACCCGTAAAGGCGTTGTTGATTGCAAGCTCCGCAAGCGCGAGACACTTGTATATCACATACACCGATATCGGGAGCATTACGCCCCCGAACACGGCAGTCAAGATTTTTGAGAATTGCACGTGCGTCTTTTTGCGTTTGTTTTTTTTTGCCATATTATTTAAGCATGTTGTATAGGCGATACAAAAATACTGCCATCTGCTCTCTTGTGCAGTCGCTGTGTAATTTTAAGTCGCCCGTACCGTCTCCGTACATGATTCCGTTTTCGGTCGCCCATTCGACAGCCTCTTTTGCCCATTCTGCCGGCTCGCTGTCCGGTGTTCTTTTTGTTTCATCCATGTTTTTGTCCTCCGTATCTTTTATTGTTTGCTCCGTCTGATATACGCCTACCGCGTTTTTTATCCCGAGATAAGGCGCGGGATTAACCGATGTGCCGCTCGAATCGCGTACCTCAAAATGACAGTGAGAGCCGAACGAATATCCCGTGTTGCCCTCTATGCCTATAACGTCTCCCGCATTAACGTACTGCCCCTTTTTTACAAGACGTTTTGACATGTGACAGTAAAAATAATACATGCCGTCGTCGCCGTCTATGCGGACAAAGTTGCCCCATTGCCATGTAAGAGTTGTATCCGTTTTGGGGTCAAGTATTGTCGACGTGCCGACATAACCGCCGACATGAGCGTGTATGTATTTGTCGGTCACGCCCACAAGATCAATCCCTCTGTGATAATCCTGCTGTCCGTTAAGCTTCCGCCACCCAAAAGGCGATGATACTCTGTAAGTCCCGCTAAATACCATTTTAATCTCCTTTTAATTCTTCTGGCAGCGCCATTGTGTCATTGTATAACTTTGTCGCAACATCGTTGCCGCCGAGAGCGTGATATGCTTTGTATGCTATCTTCAACGCCTCTTTTGCGTATATCGGACAGTAACCGCGATCCGCGCATTTGTCGTGACTGCGGATTATCTCTGCACGGAGCAAACACTGTACACCGTCCTCAAGCGCGGTGTTGCGTTTTTTGACCGCCTTAACGTAAGCAATGCACCCAGTTATTATCCCGCCGCACAAAAACGGCACCGCCCATTTGATTATAATGTCAAGGATCATTTATTTCTCCTCTTTTTTTATTTTATGACGATTTTTTTACGTACCAGTATCCGTCTTGATAGCCGTTTGCCGGGTATGCGTTATCATTGTCGGACTCCACATCCTCTATGTATTCGCCTTGTGAGTACGTTGTATTTATCCCGACGATTTTGTATGCGTTTATGTCCCACTCGTCGGTCTCTACGTCCTCGATTTGGTCATAGCTGTATATTTTGTTGACATATCCCAAATAATCGATGTTATCAAGGACAACGATAGCGCCATTAAGCGTAAAATTATCGTAAGCTTTCCAGGTTTTTTTGCCTGTTTTTCTGTAAGTCGTCGGAGATGTTATAGTGTAACCTGTGTACACTTCATCCGGCTCTTTTTGCGGACAGCTTATCGATGAGTTTGTTTTAAGTGAGTATGACGGTATTGCATTGTACTTTTCCCAGACGTTTGACACGCCGCTCCAGAGTATAACCCCGGCGGCGTTTGCGATCTGCTTAACTTCCCCCTCGGGGATGACTATCTTTTTTACTGCGGAAAAGTCTACGCTCATTTTAACACCACCGTTTTTGTAACTGTCTCTCCGCTTTTAAGGGTAAACGTCCATGTCTCCGACGTTTGAGAGGATATCGCGGATGAGATTGCAGAGTTTACGGCTTTTGCGCTCGGGTATTCGGTGTCCGTCGACTCGGCAGACACCGAAACAACTTTGTTTGAGGTGCTCTCTTTCCCGGCGATTAACGATTTAAGGAGCGAGAGCATTTTGTTTATCGCGGCATCTCCGCTATATTTTATCGCCATTTTTACCCTCCGTTTACGAGCCGAAAACAGTCGTCCAAATCGTCTGTACCTCATCGGCAGTAATTTCGCTAAAATCCTCCGTCTTTGCGTATGGCGAGAGATCAACCGCACCCGACATTACATCCCATTTGTACGTATTGCCGGAGGCTACGCATACGACGTTAGATCCTGCAGGATACGATTTCCCCGCGCCCTCCAAAAAATCCGACGTTGTATTAAAAGCGTTTGTAATATTATAAACGTTACCGAGGATCGACGCGCTCAAGGCGGGGAGCGCCGAGAATGCAATGCTGCCCTGCGGCTTAAAAACCGCCGCCGTTTTGGAGTCGACGTATGTTTTTACTGCTTTTGGAGTGGTGTATTTTGTATCGTCCGTCCCGTCCGCCGATACGTCCGTACTTTTCTCGGGCTTGCCCGTGACGTTAGCCCATTTTACGCTGTCGGCTTCGCCCCCGCTTGATACATTGAGCGTCTCACCGTCCATTGTAAGCCCCGATCCGATTTTAACGCCGCCTTTTACGCTTGCGGAGGCTGTCGGGAGCGAGTAGTTATTTGCGCCCGTCGCGATCCCGTCAAGCTTTTGCTTGTCGGCTGTCGTATAGTCGTTAGTCGACAGTCCTTTTCCCTCAACTTTTTTTACGTAGTCAACAAGCTGCAGCTTAATTTGCGTGATAAGCTGAGTTAACATGTTTTCGCCACCGAATTTAAATGCCATTTTTTAACCCTCCGAAAAAATTTTGTTGAATATATTGATTGTTTCGAGCGCGGAAATCTCCGAAAAGCTGTCCGCGCCTACCTCTGCGGATATAACGCCGTCTTTTGTCACCGATATGTAATCCCCGATTTGTACAATGCCCGCCGCCTCTTTAGTCGCCGTATTGTACGGGTGCTCCGTGAGATATTCGTTTACCGCTTTTTTTATCGCTTCTTCTGATACCGTCCCGCTCTCGATTTCGTTTAGTTTTTTCATCAGAGTGTCGTAAACGTCCGACTCGGGGGGATCTATCGATATCCCCGCAATGTCGCGCACCGATGAGTCAACGGGTATGCGGACATAACGCGACGTTTTTATATCGCCCGCCGAAACGCCGACCGACAAAAAGCGCGTGCCGGATATTGCCGGGAGGTCTGCCGCGTCCGCGTCGGTGATTATCGACAAATAATCGCCGCTCTCGAGGACCGCAAAAACCGTCTTATATTTGTATGCGCTCCACTCATCGTCAAAGTCAAAAATCAGTCGGTAATCGTTGTTGTCGGACACGATCCGCGCCGACGGATCGCACAAAAACGGAGTTTTTTCGCGTACCGTTATTTTGATCTCGTGCATTGCCCTCTCCTTTCTTTTTTTAATAGCTTACCAATCCCAATTTTTGCAAGGCGTTAAGTATATTATTGAGTACGGTCAAATAGTTGCTCTCCGTCACTTTGGTTATTTGTTTGGATGTTAAACTGATAGTTTGTCTGCTGACCGGGGACGCGCCGAAAAATCCAACATAATCATAATACGGACTTGGGGAGCGCCCGATTTTTATGGCGTTGCCTATAATTGTGGGATTGGTGTATGTCTGCCCCTCTGTACTTTGTGAGGATGGGGGAGTCGTGTATAATTTGCCTGTGTTTTTGTCAATCCCCACGCTTTGTGTCATTGCCGCTGTTTTCGCGACGGCTCCGCCCGGAGCGCCGATTTTGCAAATTACAACATATGTCCCCGATTGTTTGAGCGCAAGCACGCGATCACCGACCGCAAACGCAAAAAACGAGTTGCAAAGATATTTTTTTGAGCTTGCGTTTTCGTTGCCGTCTATTTTTAGTGTCAAACCGTCGCTCTCGACGCTTGCGACGGTTGCAAAAGCAAATAAAGCTTCGGTTGTTTCCGTTGTTTCCGCTTCCGTAACTATGGTTTCGATTTCATTCAATTATTCGCACCCCCCTGTGTCTCATTGTGCCGCCTTGCGCGAGTGATATTTCCCACGATTTTTCGAGGTATATTCCGATAACGCCGCCGACCGCAATTTGTACTGTCTCGTATGCCTCGTGAGTCGGCACGATTGCCGTCTCAAACTCTATTGTCTCGTTTGTTTGGAGCGATTTATCGCGCATTTTGTTAGCATATGCCTGCAGTTCGGTCTGCGAGGGGGTATTGTTTACCCTCTCAATTATCGGGACCCGCCTACCGAGATTTGCTACCGAGTACGGGGAGTTTGTATTGTTGTTAATTGCCACCGCCCGCATTGTTTCTGAGATTTCGGGATTATCGCAAATCGCGATAAATACGTTTCCTTTGTCGTACACGTCGTTTGTCAGCGTGTATGTGTCCTTTATTATGCTGTCGCGTCCCTCGACATAGCTGTGTTTTATGTTAGAGAGACTCGGCGCGGCGTATTTCGTAATTTTGACCGCGCCCGAATTTGTCACCCAAACTTGATTGTAGTTGATCTCTGATAAAAGCTCGTTTATTATCGTAAGGTATGACGTGCCGATTTCCCAATCTTCCCGATCCGTCGCCAAAACCTCTGTTGACGCTTCGGCGGAGTAATCGGCGATTCCTCCCGCGCTAATCAGTCCTTGCACCGCCGATATATAATTTTGCTCCGCGGGAAAATATTTTAGAGTTTCGATTTTTGCTTGATTTAAGAGCCATAACAAAGAGTACGCCTCAACTTTTATTGTTTTAACTCCGTCCGCAATGCTCGGAGTCTCAGTCGTTACGCAGTACGTGCCGAGGGGATATACAGTCCCGTTGATTTCCACGGACACGCGGAGGCGGTCCGTGAGAAAATTAACACCGGAATATTCGTAAAAAGTCCCCGCGAATGACATTTTGAGATCACTGTCGCTGTCCATGCGTACAACTCCGTCTCCTGTGGAGTTAAGAGTCTTAACCACCGACGCGCCGCGCCACACCTCATATATCGGAGTTATTGTGTTGTAGCTTTTGTACATCATTGTTCCTCCGCGTCCGTTTCGCGGACGTTAAATGATACCGTGGTTATTCGTCCGCTTATTACGTCAAGGTTATCCATAACGCCGCGTATTATCGCGCCCCGCGTCGTTTTTAACATGATCTCCCGTCCGCTGTATTTCGTCAACTTTTGTGATTCGTAAAAATCGCGAAAAGCGTAAATACACGCCATAACTTTTTCCGTTTGCCCCGACGATACCGCGACGGGGCGGGTGCGCCCGGCGTAATACTGATATGTGACCGCGTTGCGCTCCGTTATCTCGTGAGTTTTTGCGGACTGTGTATAGCGCAAGTAGTCGTATGTGTCGCCGCCGTCAGCGGATATCAGATCGCACGGCGGACGAATGTCTATTGTGACGGCGTTTGATTGCAAATAATAACCGTCAGATTTTACCATGCGCACAAAATATGTTGTTCGTCCGTTTGCGTACTTGTCTATTTTTTGTCCGCCCGTCCCCCAAAAACAAATTTTGCCGTCTCTGTAAAATGCGTATGTACTAACCACAATGCTTGTGCCGCCCGACAGTACATACAGTGTACTTGACAACTGCACATTGTTATTGACGATCTTTGCAGACAGCTCCGCCTCAAGATTCGACGGCGGCACATTTGCAATTTGCACATACGTTGTATCGCTCCACTCCGACCATGTACCGTCGCTTGACGCTATGCGGATCTGCGCGGGATATGCGCCGTCTTCGAAAAGCGTCGGGATTTGGTAGCTTTGCGCGTCTCCGGTAATAACTCCGGTATCGTAATCCCCAAAACGTATCTGATACGCCGATTGCCCGCTTGATGTCCATGTTAGCGTCGGCATAGGTTTGCCGTCGCACGTTAGCGCCGATGTTTGGGGATTTGTCTTTACGCGGTATGTAACTTCCGTCCCCGCCGTCCATGCGCTGTCATCGGCGGGATAATAATCCGCCGCCGCCTGTGGTAGCACCGAGATATTTAATGTTATCGTCCCGTCGCGCAGCTTGCCCGCGGGAATCGTGTACTTTGCCTCGGTGATGTTGCTCTTATTGCATATTGTCACCGTCTCGCCCGTGTCTTTGTACGTCCCTTTTATTGTGACGTAATACTGCGGTGCATCATACGGCTGAGAGTACGTCCATTTTATTGTATTCGCCGCGTTTGCGACAAGGATACTGTTTTCGGCGGGGACTATATCGGAGGCTGTGCCGCGGTAGGCTAAATCCTCCATCTCGCCGCTTATCTCTATCCCGCTTAAAAGTCCGTATCCTTTTGCGCTCGCGCCAAACGACATACCGTAGGCAAATATATTTTGCATTTCGGCGGTTGTAATTGTTTCTTCGTTTGCCGTAATTCTTTCGGCGGGCGGCAAATATATATCGCCGCTGCCCGGCAGCGAATTAGCATACTCGGACGCCGATGTGGAGGCGGCGGCTTCGCTCAAAATTCGGGCGCGGGCGGCGCTTTCGCTTGTGTATTTTATTTTGATTTTTAGATTTCGACATGCCGCCGACTCTTCCAAATGCGGCGGCAAGCCTTGTGTAAAATTACGCGCAATAAGTATCCGATTTTTTATAACTTTGACAGAGTTGACATTATACCACTCGTCATACTCAAAACGTATAGATCCGGTGTTGCGCTCATAATCGACGTTTATCGAGTTGCCTTTCGACAGCCGCTCAATCGCATAAGTGTTGTAATCCGCCGCAAAGCTAAAGCTTTTGTATGCCATCCCGTCACCTCATCCTCGCGCGGACTCTCGCGCTTTGCGCCATTTTTACAATGTCGTTAAATTCGCGCACGTTCCGCGCGTTAATGCTTATGTTGTACGTGTTGTTTTCAGCTGTGCCGAGGTTCGGCGCGGTGCCGTTCGGGTAAATCCGCGTCCCTCTCGGGAGTTGTACAATTTCGGGACCGTACTCGCCTACGAGCGATAAGCCGCCCGGGTAAAAATCCGTCCCGCTTGCGTAGCCTTTGGGCTTCCCGCCGCGAAAAATGCTTGCAAAATTTTGCCCCGCAAGCTTGACCATATCCCAAGCGCTGCTAAAATCAAACGTCAATGTTGAGTATACCGCCGCGCCGATTGCCTCTTTTGTGCGATCCCATGCTCTTTTGCTGTTGTCCATTGCTATGCTTACATTGTATAGAGCTTCGACTAAATATGCTTCTGTTACTGCTCCCGCGTCTTTTGCCGCGTCTGCGTAATCTCGTATAGCGTCGCCTCCAGCTCTTACAATCCTGTTGACTTTAGAGGCGCTCTCGCCCCAAATGCGCTGCAAATATACCATTCTCTCCGTCTCGTTTGTGTATGTCCCTGCAACGTCGATAATATCATAAAAAATATCCTCAATGTCGCGCAAATTGCCGCTTTGATCAAGGAGCGCAACGCCATATTTATCCCATTCGTTCATTGCGTTAGTAACTGCTTCGCGTTCTTCATCTGTTGCGTATTGGAGATCCTCCATGTGCCCCGCATACTTGCCCACTACTTTGTATGTTTCGCTGATTTTAGAGTAGAGCGGATTCATTATCTCGGTAAAGTTAGAGGACGATATGCCGACCATATTAAGAGCATACTCTAACTCTTGATATGATGTTAAGTCCATACCGAGCATTTCCGCCTGTTCTTTCATCTCGCGAAAACTGTCCCCCGCGCTCACTACCGTGCTTATTATTCCTTTTGCCGCGGCAACGCCCGTCCCGACTGCCGCGAAAGTTCCGGCGAAGCTTGACAGAGTGCCGGAGAGATTTGATACCGTACCCGACAGTTTTTCGCCGAGCAGACTGTTCATTTCGTCAAAAAGTTTGTTTGTATCGCTTCCGCTTTTAAAAAGTCCGTCGAGCGACAGTTTACCGCCGTCGTTCGCTTCGGATAAATCCTCCGTGGCGTCCTCGGTTTTGTTTAGCTGCTTTTCGGCGTTTTTTAGTTCTTCGGTGTGCTTGCGTACCGCCGTATTGTTCGCGCCGTACTTTTCTGTGAGTTCGCGCACCGCGTCGCGCAACTCCTTCGTTTCGGCTTTTGCGCGTTTCGTCGGATTTTTTATTTTATCGATCTTGTCGGAGTTTTCCGCAAGACGTTTATTAAAATCCGCTTCTGCGTCCTCGGTGCGCTTTATTTCATCCGTTACGGCGTTATATTCTGTTGTTAGTTTTGTGAGAGCCGTCCGCGCGTTATTGTACTGTACGGTTAATTCGAGAGTTCTTGCGCCCGTTTTGCCGTATATCTTTTCCGCGTCGGACAACTGCTTCCCGATTTCCTCAATTTTTTGTGACTGTAAGTCCATAGCCTCAGAGAGCGTTTTTTGCTTACCTGTCATCGTCTCAAGCGATTTATCACTGGATTTGTATTGCTCCGAGAGCAGTCTTAACTCCGAGCTGTTGACTTTTAAGAGATCGTTTATCTCGCTTATTGCTTTTTTAAACTCCCTCTCTCCGTCGACTGTCAGCCGCAGTCCCGCGTCAGCCATTTATATGCACTCCTTATCTATGGATTTTAAGCCGTCTCCCTCTCCGTCGTCCGACATATATTCGCGGTACGCTTCGATTTCGGCGTAGATGTCGGCTGGCGTTCGCCGCCCGGCTTCGCCGTGGGAGTAGCCTAATGTCTTAACGGCGATAATACGCAGCAAAGCGGGGGAAACGTCCGATTCTTCCGCGGTTTCGCCGTCCTCCGCAAAATCTATCATTTTCCAACGCTCCCCGCGTTTCCCGCTTTGCCTTTTTAGTTTTTTGATTTTATGCTGTCTATAAGTTCGGCGAGGACGGTTTTTGCTACGTCCCCAAAATCGCGCGGCATGATTCGCGCGCCGACAAAATTTTCCGTCACCCGCTCCGGGGTCCCGATAAACGCAAAATGCTCGTTGATCATCACCGCCGCAATGTCTTTTACAACTGTGATATCAAGCTTTTTCTCAAACTCGTCAAGACTGCCGTATGTTTTGTATATGTACTCAAATACATTAATATCGGTGCGGAGTATGTATTCTTTTCCGTCAAGCGTTAAAACGTTCATTTTTAACCTCCCGTCGTGGGCTTGATGTTGCTTGACAAATACGTCTGCGCAGCCTGTTCGGTGTCTTTCCATCCGCTGTCTTTTTTCCATTCGTCGTTCGCGTTGCGCATGATTTTACCCGAGAGCGAGGCGGTCTTAAATACAATGGTCTGCCCCTTTGTCTCAAAATCGTCACCCATCGGATTAAATTTGACGCGCGTGTAAATAATCGCCTTGTACTGCTTTGCGTTATTTTTTATCCGACCGACGATAAATCCGAGCCGGATGTATTTTGCGCTGTCGCCGCCTTTGTATGTGATCTCGCCCGATTCGCTGTCAAGCGTCGCGCCCATGATGTCAGCCGCAACCGCGTCCTCAATATCGTCGCCCTCAAACGTTATAGATCCGTCGACAAACTCAGATATGTACTCCGCAATAGCGTCGTCGGCATAAAGAGTCGTGTCTGTGCTGTTTATCGTAACTGCGGCGCGGATAGCTTTGGAGAGCGTTGCCGTAGTGCCGTATGTTTCGCTTTCTGTTCCCTCACTTGTCGTAACGGTGACGGGACAGTATTTAGCGTTTTTAAGTGATACTTTTGCCATCGTTCATTATCCTTTCAAGTTCTGTTTCTGCGATTTCCCGCATTTTTGTTTCCGCCTCTCCCCATTTTGCCCGGACTGCCGGAGCGGCAAACGGCGTAGGCTCACGCCAATACGCCCATTGTGACCGCGGGCGCTTTGAGCGTGTCCGTGCGCCGGAGTCTTTTATCTGATATCTCGACCCGAGGACAGCGCCGCTCTCAAAAGTCCTTGCCAAAAGTTGGAAAGGTACGCCATTGGGAAAGTTTTTGACCGCGGGGAGTTGATACCCGTCAAAACCGAGATGGACATTAAACACGCCCTTGCGGTCCGTTTTCATCGGCGTGATCCCAAACGCCGCCACTAACTCGCCGTTTCGCGATTCCGGTTGCAGTATCGCTTTGAGATTCTTTTTCATCTCGTCCGCAATAATGTTCGCACCCGCTTTTAACGCCGCCTTTGATATGTCGGGGAGCGCTTCGGGCATTTTGTCAAGTTTCCGCCGAAAATCCGCATTGTCAATAAATGTCGCAACCGCCACACTCGATCTCCCATGAGATTTGATATACTATCTGCCGTAAAACAGTATCGCGTCCGATGTTAACAATGCTAAACGGTATGCCCGCGCCGTTTAACGCCTCGCAAATCTCCGCGATCCCCTCGTCGTATTCGTCCGCCGTGTAAAACCATATTTCGCCGCGCGGTTTTAAGATTATTATTTCGTCGTCCGCGCTGAGCGCCGAGGCGGCGGAAGTCTCGCCCCAAATAATATATCGCTCCGGCTTAGGGTCTGCGGCATAAAAATGATATGTCGGGATCCCCGTTAAAACAAGCGCGTCCCGCACGTCAGTTATTTTCATGGATTTTACCTACCCTCTCAAGCGATAAATCAACTACTGCCTCGCCCGCGTCCTCGTCAAACATCTCCTGCGACTGTACCACGCGGTATTTGTACCCGTCCGCAAGCTTCGCAATATCGTCAGCAAACACGACAGCTCCGCGCGGCTTTTCGATGCGCACGATTTTGTCAATTTGCGTGTCAATTTGCTGCGCCGCGTAATAACGCGACATTCCCACGGACTTTTCCGCGTACCACGCCGAGTGATATTTTGTTTCCGTCCCGTTCGGTAAATCCCCATCCCCGGCAGCCTCCGGGGGATGATATAAGTTTAATACTCCGCAATCACGTATCATTGTTTTTGCCCTCCGCAAGCCAACGCTCGCGCCGCGCGAGGCGCAGCCAGTCCGGCATTGCCTCTCTCTTTTCACGGTTTGAGTATTGCCAGCATACCATATCGGCGGCAAACACGATATCGCGCGGCGTGTTGCGTAAATAAATCCCCGTGTCCGCAAGCTCACCGATAACAGCGCCTATGCGCTCCGTCAGATATGCGTCGAGCGCGGTGTCGTTACGGTTAAGACGCGCCTTGACTATCTCCAAAATTTTGCTTATCATATTTGCCGCCTTTCGTTATTTTTTAGGTGTCTCCTATTTTTTAGGTATCTCCCGCGCCCTGATCCGGATTTGTCTGTGTTGCGTTTGCGCTGTCAGTCGCAAATGTTACCGCCGTCCCGCTGACCGCAGTCGTTGTCAGCGAAAATGCCGCGAACGCCTCGCCCGCGAGAGGTCTGCCGTCGTAACGCGCAACGCCCGCGAATACGGTCTGATCCTCAAGGAATCTTACGTGCTCCGATTTGCGCAGCTCGATTTCGTTTCTTTCGCCGAGTAGATAATGCCCGCCGTAACCGCCGACTATAACGTTGTCCGGCATAAAGTCAAGCTCTACGACCTTGCCGCCGAGAATCGGCATTTCGTCAGATACTCCGGCGACAACCGCGCCCGCGGAGTTAAGAGACATTGTTTCGACTTTTACGTTCATCCATGTCGAGTGCGACATTGCCCAAAATACTGATTCATCAGCTGTGTTGTACTTAGGCTTGATTTTGCCGAGAACCTTAAACGCCTCCTGCAATACCTTGATTCCGGTAACGCTTGCCGCTGAGAGCTTGCCGACGTTGGATGTAGAGAGGTTTGTAAATGTCGGCGCGTTTGTACCCCACCAAGTCGGAGATGTCGCCGCGACGAGGCGGGGAACAATACCGATCGGCATGTTTGATCCCGTACCGTAAAGGATCGCCTTGTCTTTTGCAAGTCCGATAGCCTGTCCGAGCATATCCATAACAAGCGCGGCAAGATCCTCGTCGGAGTCCTGCAGATACGGATTAGGCACGGGGATATATCCCGCCACCTTGTGACCGTCCATAACCTCCTGCGCAATGTTAAATGTCAATTCGTTAAATTTACCGAGCGTTTCTGTCCATACCGCTTCCGGTGCTGAGCCGATAATGTTTTGCTTGCCCGTGCCGCGTATCGGCTTTACGTTGACAAAAGGAGTCAGCTTACTGTATGTGTCGATCCTGTCGCGCAGTGTAGGCAGCATAACGACAGGTACGGTTAACGTGGTATTTGTAATCCCGCGTGTCGCTATATCGCGCATATCGCGCAAAAATTCTTTAACTTCCGCGCGGCTTGCAAGATCGCCACAACGATCACGGTACTCTGGTGTAAATCTGTTCATTCTTGTTTTTTCTCCCTCTCTCTTTGTGATTTTTGTTATAACTGTCCTTTTTTGATTTGCTTTCTTTGCCCTCTCTTCGATGGTTTCAAGTTCTTCTTTCAGTTCTTCGATTTTTTCTTCAATTTCTGCGATTATGTTGTCCGCTTCTTCTTCTGCGTCCGTAATTTCTTTGTCTTGATCTTCGATTTCTTTTACTTCGTCCTCAAAAGCGTCTTTTTCTTCTTTTGTTGATTTGTCATTCATTTCTCGTAGAGCTTCCGCGGCGCGTTTTTCTCTTTCTTTCCATGTCGCGCGGCGTTCCGTTATTTTTTCGCGTTCCGCGAGTTTTGCGGTTTTTTCTTCTTCAAGTTCCGCAAGTTTTCTTGTGATTAAAATTTGTCTCAGTGCCATTTTGTTAATTTATCCTCCATTCTTTTTTTCCATCGTTTGTTATAGATTTCGGTGTTCTTCTCCCGCGCCCCGACCTCCGTCCCCTCATAAGCCGGGAAAGTGCAGAGCGAAAACTCAAACACATCAACCTCCGTCAGCGTGTAGTGCGATCCCTCCGCTTCCTCTGTTCGCTCTTCTGATATTATGTAGCCGCCGAAGGACGCTTGCGACACGTCGCCGCGCTTAGTTCTCGCGTAAGCGTTCATTGCGTCCGTATCATCGGGATTGATTTTACATCTGACAAATATTCCGTGATCATCGGCGCGGACCGTCGCCGTTCCCGCTGATGTGCGACCGAGGACGAGCGTCGAGTCGTGGTTAACTAATATCCGTATGTCTCCGTCTAAATATTTGTCAAACGCATTACGCGCGATACTCTCCGTCATGCCGTAGCCGAGATCGTATAAATCCTCAAAGTTGACAAAATATCCCTCAATGTAGTGTTCGCCGTCCGATTCATCTGCGCGAAACGCACAACGGCAGTTTCGCGTTATTTTTTCGCGCATTTTTTACTCACCTCCGTTTAATTTTTTTTGGTCTCCGAGCCTGTCAGCCGGGATATAGTTTTCGAGCGCCAACAGATCCTCCATGTCCTCGTCGGGTGACAGTCCGAGCCAGTCCCGCCATTCGTTGCGCCGCATCGCCATCCTGTCAACAAGCTCTTTACCCGCATTGACAAGATCGGTGATACTGTAACTGTACAATGACCGCGGATTAAATGTTATGTGATAGTCCGGCGAGTATAAGAGCTTGCGCGTCATCTCCTGTTGTATGATCTGCGCGAAAGACATGATCGTCGTCGTGATAAAATGCTCATATGCGTCTTTGTTAAATTCCCCGACCCCTACCATAAACGAGGGGACGCGGAATATCCCCGCCACTCTGCGCTGATCAAGCTCTAAATTGTCTTTTATCGCAAGGTCTGTTATAGACAACGGCTTGACTTGCTGCACATCAAGCGTTTCAGCTGGGATTATCCACGGCGTTCCGTTTTCATCCGAATCGACGTATCGCGAGATCATTTTTTGCCGCCCGTCTTTTGAGGACAGCTCCTCCGTCAATCCGTCTACTTTGACAATGAGAGACGGCGCGGGCGATTTTTGCAGCGCGGTTTTTGTTTTGTTAGCTTGCTCAATGCAGTCAACAATGTTTCGGAGTGATATTCCGCGCCCTCTCCCGATCCATGGTCTGTCGGGATCGGGATTTACGGCAAAATGCAAAATCTCATCCGGGCGAAACGTCTCGCTGTTGTATCTGACTATGTACCCGCCGTCCGAGGTATCCTCAAACACAACTTGTGACGGACGGCAAGGCATCATTGATTTTAATTCGCCGTCCTGTCCAAACTCCGGGAGAACAACGCAGTTTCCGTCCCCCACCGTTAAAATTGTCGAAACGATGTTGTAAATAAATGCTTTGCGGTTTTGGTAAGGATTCGGTGATATATCTATTGCCCGCGATAATCCGTTTATAATTCGGCGATCTCCGCCGCCCGTGTTCTCAAGGAGATGCAAAGTCATACTTGATACTAAGTCGGCTATCGCGTCAACGCACATAGCCACCTCCGGGCAACTGTAAAGCGGGACGTATCCGCTCTCAAAAATGATATCCCAATTTGCCGCCGGCGACAGCGCAACAAGTGTTTTCGGCGCGTCGCGCGTCCTTTTTAAGGCTCTTTTTTTAAATATGCTCATCCGGTTTAATCCTCCCATTCGATTCGGTTTTTGCCCATGTTTTCAAGCATCCGTATACATGCAAAAACCGACGCGTCAAATATATCTATTCTTGTGTTTTCCTCTACTTTTTCGTACATAACCATATCGTCTGTTTTTTCGATTGCGTGTACGTTCTCTACGCAGTATTCGTAAGCGTCCGAGTGCAGATAATACAAATTCCCGTTTTTTGCGGCGTTTTCGATGTACCGGAATCCCTCGGATTTTTTGTAAAAATACTGCGGCTGATCCACAATCTTAAATCCCGCCTTTTTCATCGCGACAAAATATTCGCGGCAGAATTTTCGGTCATGTCCGACCTCGGCGATCTTAAATCCCGCCTTTTTCATCTGCAAAAACCATTCGACGACCTCGGCATGGTTTACCGTTTTGTTATTTGACAGCGTAAGCCATCCTTCGTCACGCCACCCGAAAAGCGGGATGTTATCCTCGTCGGCTTTTTTCGACGCGGCTACAACCGGGAACCAACAGTGCGGGATGATTATGCTCACTCCGTTATATACACCGTATAAACAAGCGGCGGTTAAGTCGTATAATTTTGACAAGTCCGCACCGCCGTACCACTTAACAGGCAGCTTCGACAGCTCCTCAAGCGTCCAATCGTATTTTTTGTCCGACGCTTGGAACTCAAAAATGTTAAAATACGCCCGCGCGGAGGACACAAAACAGTTGAGCGACTTTTGTATAAAGTCTTTCCTCTGCTGCGGATCGTTCTGCGCTTCGAGCGCCCCCGCTGTCATGTCGGCGGGGCGAATCGTGATCCCGTAATTGGGATTTGCCCTCTCGTGCTCATCCGCGTTTAAGTAATCGACATTGCCGTCCTCATCCTCCGCCGCCTTGCAGATAAATATAAAAAGCTGATCGGAGTAATCATCCTCCGCGTCGCGCGATAGTATGTTTTGACAGAGTTTAAGCCTTTGAGCGCAAAACGTATGCCGCCCGCCGTCCCCCGCCGTAGAGATACCGACCATCAGTTTGTTTGAGTAAGCTTTCATCGCCTCGCGCAAAATGTTGTATTGCTTCGGCGACTTAAAAGCGTGTAACTCGTCGGCAATGGCAATGTTGCAGTTGAGCGAATCCTGTTTATCGGGATTCGCCGCAAGAGCCTCAATGTATACGGACCCGCCGCCTATGTCGTTGTTTGATATTGAGTGTACGTTGTTGTTGTCAAGGATTCGCCATCCCTCGGACTCCGCCTCATCTTTGGATGAGTAAATGTGATTTGTCAGATTGTTTTCGATGTTTCGGTATGATTCCATCGCCTGTCTCAGCGCGGCGGCGGCTATGTATATAGTTGCGCCCGACTTGACCGACAGCAGCGCAAGCGCCCAAGCAAGCGCCGCGACAAATAGTGTTTTCCCGTTTTTTCGCGGGATAAAGATAAACGCCTCTTTTATACGCCGGAGCTTTGACCCCGGTATATAAAAAACTAAAATCCCGTATATGCAAAATTTTTCCCACGGCTCAAGTATCAGAGGCTTACCCCGCAGCGGTACGCCGCTTAGATCCTCGCCCTTGCGATGCACAAACTGCGTCTGTATTTTTTCGATTACATAATCCGCTTCGGCGCAGTCAACGTCAAACCGCCCCGAATCCACATCACGCCTAAAACGCGTACAAGCCTGTACCGTTTCGACGCATGCTTTTTTCGTCCCGTCCAAAACCGCGCTTACATATCTCTCAACCTCCGCAGCGTATTTGCCGTCCATCACATTTTGCTCTTTCCTCCAAGTCCGCAGATAATCTCACGTTCCCGCTCTGATAATTCCCATTTCCGTGCCGCCGCTTTTTCTGCCGCCGCTTTTTCTGACAGTAAAAAGCCCGCGCCGTATATGCTTGTTTTATATGGTTTTTGAGCGTCTAAATCGCGTACAAAGTATGTATCTTCTTCCGCAATTTCGAGCGCTGCCCCGGCAGTTGCAAGATGCCCGAGCAATGCCGAGCTTGCAAGCTCCCTCGGGTATGTATATCTGTTAGCCGATTTTGCTTCTTTTGCGCGGTTTGCGGCATCTGCCTCTTTCATTCGCCATCTTAAATCCGGAGACACAATGATTTTTTTACCGGGTAAATTTGTTACAAAACCCGTGGAGACAATCGCCCCGTTTTGATATGTTATTTTAGCGTCGACAACGATATAATTGTACTTTCCCACGCCCGTCGAAAACAAAGTCAAATGCGGCGCAAAGAGAAAAAATGCAATCCCGCGTTTATCATAAAAATCACAAATTTTTGAAATGATCGAAAACGGAGGATTGTCAACCACTACGCAATTATCGGGGTATTCTTCGTTTTCGTAATCCCCTCCCGGATAAAACGGACGTATGATTTCGCGGTTGCTTAGTCCCCAACGCTCCGTCGCCCAACTCAAAACAACGTCGTAAACGCCGTCGGGCGTATAACATTCGTCGGTTGTTTTTTTGATCTTAAACTTGTCGACAAACGCTTTGTACTCGTCTGTCGTTTCCATTTCGTCCGCACGCGCCATTCCCTCGGCGAATCGTTTAGCGCGCTCCCGCTCCGTCGACATTAAATCAGCTCCTCCAGTTTAGATTTTTTTGTTTTTTCAAATGCTTTTTCGTTAAGTTTTAATAACCCTCTCGGCGTAAGTCCGAGCGCATCTTCGAGAGATAAAATATCCCGCCGCAATCCCTCAAGCGTCGCAACAGTCGGAGATTTACGCGCCTTGTTATCCGTAACAATTTCGCACTCATATCCGCTTTTTTTGTAGACGCTATATATTTTTTTGTACTCCTTTGAGAGTTGGACATATCTTTCAATCGCCGCAACAAATTCTTTTTTATAGACTCCGAGAGCAATCATTTTGTTTTCGATGTTAGTTTTGTTGATTGTCTCCGACATTTCGCGCTCCTTTCGTTTTTTGTTTTTTCCTCACGCGCGAGTGCGCACGTCCGCGCGTCGCCGGAGGGGGAAAAGGTTTCCCCTACCATTAGGAGAGAAGAAAA